AACTTATAAACAAAATGACCAATTCCTCCAAGCAATTATTGGAGAGGTGGGGCAGACAACATGACATAGTTTTGGTGGGAGATAATCCAGCTGGTATTCGCATTCACAATATCACCACCAATCATTTGATAGACGCTCTTACAACCGCTAAATAATGTTACCAAGAAGGACTTGGTAAAAAAATTAATTAATTGAAGGTAGGACCTCTATATGTCACAATTTGCTAACGATGATAATCTCATCGAATACGAACCACAAATAAAAGAATTTGGTATCCAAAGTTTTTCTGATTTACATGAAAAAACCTATGATGATATCATACGTTTATTAAATATTGAGTGGTTCCCCACAGCAGAATACGGCAAGTATGACATCACAATCATTGGAGCAAAAACAAAATTGTCTCCAAGCCGATTAACCACATCACAATTTACCAGAGCCGCGTGTTATCACGTGCTGGCTTATTACATCTATCCCAAGTTAAGCACATTTGATCCCAATGGAGATGCTTTTAGAGAAAAGATGCGATATTACAAAGAAAAATTCAGAGAAGAATTTGACTTGATATTAAAGGCAGGAGTAGAATACGATGTGGACAGTTCAGGAACCATATCAGACTCAGAGAGACAGCCTTTCAATTTCGGTAGATTGGTGAGATAATGTCCGCAAGAGAAAACGTTGCCATTAACATGGTTGAACAGTTGACCAACATGACTGATCCAGCACCGGGCTTGGTAAGCCGCAAGTATTTTGATGTTACCAAATTAGCTATTACACAATTTCCAGCCATACTATTGATCACTGCCAATGAATCCAGAGAAGATGTTTCCATGGATCTAAGACAGGGTGTGATACAATATCAATTGAGATGCTATCTTAGAGGCACAGAATTAGATACTCTTCGTAATGAATTAATTGAAAGAGTGGAAGAAACTTTAGAAACTCAGCGAGGCAGAAACGTGAGCTTGACTTCAGGCAACATCCACAATGTGACCACTCGAGTAGCGAACGTGGAGTTGGTCACTAGAGAATTGCCTTTAGCGGAAGTGGTAGTGACTGTGGAAGTCACATACACTTACAAAAAAGGAGTATTATAATGAATTCTGTAAAAAAGAATAATGATGGGCACACATCATTTGAAGCTAGGCCGAAAAGAGACAGTGGTATTGCAAAATTGTATTACCATATGACTGCTCGTGCCGAGGTAATAAAATCTTCACAGGTGCCTGTGAATAACAAGGAGGCCAAATAATGGCAACAAATACAACAACATACACAGGGGAATCGGGAGTATTCAAATTTTCTGATACTGCTTCTTCTGCTGTGTCAGTAGCCAGTGTTAGAACTTTCACTTTAGATCAAGAAACACAGGCAGTAGAAACATCTGTAATGGGATCAGGATCAAGAGCATACATTCCGGGACTTAAACAGTTCTCAGGATCTGCAGATCTTTATTTCAGAGATGACAACCAAGGACAAGTAAATTTGTTCAATGCAATCGGTGGCGACAATGGTGCGACTACAATCGAACTATATCCATCTGGTGAAACTACTGGAATCAAACTTTCAGGAACAGTTATCATAACAGGACACTCTATTACATCAAATTTTGATGGTATGGTGGAATGTTCAGTAACTTTCCAAGGTTCTGGTGCATTAACAAGAACAAGTCTATAATATGGTTGAAGTGGTTGTAACTTTTAACTCTAAAAAAGTTATTGCAGGTATAAAAAATGTGGTCAATCAAGAAAAAGTTGAAGTGACTCAGGATTTATATCAAACAATAAAAAGAAGGAGTCCTGTTAGGAGCGGCAAGTTTAAACGTTCTTGGACGCGGACTGTTTCTGCAGAAGGAGCAAAAATCAACAACCCACAACCGTATGCTCAACGATTGGAGGATGGACACAGCCGTCAAGCAAAAGATGGAGTTGTAAAACCTGCAATTGAAGAGGTAATCAAACGAAGACAAGCAATTAGGAGAAAATAAAAATGACAATACAAGACAAGATAAGCCAACACTATCAACAGAGCATCTCTGGTGAATTGAAAAAATATCACTGTGAAGAATGGGGCACTGACATCTATTTTAGAACCACTCATTCTTTCAAAGACGAAGCAAAAATTGTAGAGTTGGCTGCCAAGGGACAAGTTGTTGAAGCATTGGTTGAAACTGTTTTAATAAAAAGCAGAGATGTCAATGGTAAAAGACTGTTCACCGAAGCGGACAGATTTAAGTTGATGAATGAAGCAGATCCAGCAGTTATTATTAAAATATCCACTGCGATCAATGATGCTAAAATTCAATCAACACCGGATCTAGTCGCAAAGGAATAGCAGCCGACGTTGAGTTGAGATTCCTCATGATGCTGGCTGATAGACTGCATAAGTCTATCAAAGAAGTCATGGAGATGTCAATGTTGGAAATACAGATGTGGGCCGGATACATCACATACGAAAACCAGGAGAAGCAGAAGACTATGAACGCTTCAAGAAATAAGACTAACCAACCAAGGGGAAGATAATGGCCAATTATCCACTGGGTATTGATGTAGTAATAAAAGGTTTAAGTGGTTTAAATCAAGTTAATACTTCTTTAAACAGAATAGAAAAACAAGGAGCATCACTGGCTTCTACCTTTAGACTTGTTAAGGGTGTCTTTTTAGCATTGGGTGGTGGAGTTGTTATTGGTTCACTGGTTAATATTTCTGTTGCCGCTGAAAAGGCAAGATATGCTTTAAATGGTCTTGCAGGTTCTGCTGTTGCAGGAGGCAAAGCATTTGACACTGCCACAGCATTTGCCAAACAATATGGTTTTGCTCAACAAGATGTTCTTACTGCCACTCAAGATTTATTAAGAGCTGGTGGTGTTGAACAATTGGTTCCAAATTTACAACAGGCAGCCGCAGCCAGTCGAGCATTTGGTATAGATTTTAAAACTGCGGCATCACAGATAGTTCTTGCAAAAGAAAATGGATTGGGTTCTACAAAAGATCTCTATGAAGGACTAAGAACAAGATATGGAGCTATTGTTGAAACTGTTAAAAATTCAGCATCTGGTTCAGCATATCTAATTAACAAATATCTAGGTAAAGACAGTGAAGCTTTTTCTTCGGTCACAGAAGGAGCAGATGGATTACAAGCGGCATTTGCAAGATTACAAGATTCTTGGAGAAATTTAGGATTAGAAATTACAGGCACAGATTATGCTGGTAACATTAATGCTATTTCTAAAGCTGTAGATTTTCTTAAAAATAATTTTAAAGAATTAGAGTTAGCCATTGGTGCGGCATTGGGTCTAATAACATATTTTATACCTGGAGCAGGATGGGTTAAATTTTTAACAGGTGTTGCATCAGCCATTGGGTTAATGGATGGTTTTAGACGAGTATGGAAAGAATCGTTTGGTTCTACAGAGGCAGATACTAAAACTACTGCAGATGCATTGGGTGTGCTTAACAGAACACAACAAGAACTCAATGCTGGATTAGGTGCCTACATAGAATTGCAAAAACAATCTAATGATGCTACAAAAAAATCTATAGAAGATGATATCAAGAAAAATGAAATATTATTTGGAATTCAAGATGCTTGGAAAAAAATCAATGAAGCAAATAATGTTACCACTGTTACCACTAACGGTATCATGGATGCTTATAATTCATTGCACTCTGCCGCATCAGATGCATTGATCAGCATTATCAATGGATCTAAATCGGCCGCAGAAGCTGGTCGTCAGTTAGGCAAGGCCATTGTAGACAGCATATTAAAAGGATTGATTGATCTAGCATTTGCCGCATGGATATTTCCAAGAATAAAAATGTGGTTAGAAGAAATGTTTCCATCTTTAAAAGTAGAAAAACAATTAATAGATGACACTAATAGATCTTTAACCAAACAGATTGGTTTAAGATTAGCATTAATGGCATTGGGATTTGCAGGTGGTGGTGCGGTTCAGGCAGGTGGACAACCCATGCAAACTCGAGCATTAGGTGGACCAACTGCTGGTAATATGCCATATCTTGTGGGTGAGCGAGGACCAGAAATGTTTGTTCCAAGTTCTAATGGAACAATTATACCAAACGATAAATTAAACATGGATGGGGGCAGTTCTTATGGTATGTCTTCGCCTGGTAATATGAATGTCACCTTTAACATCAACACAGTGGATGCTAGAGGATTTGATCAATTATTAACCACAAGACAGGATTTAATTGTGGGCATGATCAATAGAGCATTAACCGAAAGAGGCAAAAGGAGTTTAGTATAATATGAGCGGAACATTTCCCACAGCAGGTTTTACTACATTGGATTTTCAAAGCAACAACAATAGTAAAATTACCACTAGCATGAGTGGTAGAACTCAAAGAATTAAGACAGGTGCTCAGTATTGGAGTTTTAAATTGCAAAGTCCTGCTCTATCTCGAGCAGATTTCTTTGCTCAATACAGTTTTGTGGTTCAACAGGATGGTCAGGTGGGTTCATTTACAATCGTTCCACCAGTGATTGGTTCCACTCGAGGCACTGCCACTGGCACCATAACTGTGAATGCCACTGTGGCTGCGGGTCAATCCACTTGTAATTCCGCAGGAGGCACAGGCACTCTTAAAAAAGGAGATTTAATTAAATTCTCCAATCATGACAAAGTTTATATGTTGACTGAAGATGTGAATCTAGACAGTTCCACTGTGGATACTTTAAGTTTTTATCCAGCATTGACCACAGGTATTACTAATACAACCACAGTGACTTATAGCAACGTGCCTTTTACAGTTTATTTTGATTCTGATAATTTAAGTTATACTTCTAATGTGGATGGCACTTATCGATATCAGATCAATTGTAATGAGGAGATCTAATGTCAAGGAATATAGGAGCAGGTCTTCAAACCAAATTAGAGGCTCGCACAGTATTTCTTGCAGATCTAATTGAATTACATTTAGACACACCTCTGTATTTTACCACAACAAATATTAATTTGACCTACAACAGTCCCACATCTGTGGATTCCAGTGCCACTGTATTTTTAGCACAGGGACAATTCCTTCAATATGGTGAAGTAGTGGAGAGTGCTGATTTACGAGTGGGCACTTTAGAATTAACTTTCACAGCAGTGGACAGCACCATGGTGGCAGTGGTTCTTAACAATGATTATATTGATAAACGAGTGGTGATATATCGTGCTGTGTTGGCTTCAGATTATTCTTTTACCAGCAATGACGTGTTCATGGTATTTGATGGTTTTGTGACAGGATACAATATCACAGAAGAACAGAATTCAGCCACCCTTGTTTTAACTTGTTCCAGTCAATTTGCAGACTTTGAAAGAACCAATGGTCGAAGAAGTAATCCTTCTTCACAAAATCTTTATTTTCCCAATGATCGTGGCATGGATTTCTCTCCACAGATTGTTAAGGATATCAAGTGGGGCAGGAACTAATGAAAACATTTAGATTTTTAGATCGAAATGACATACAACCCATGTTGGATCTTGCTTATAAATTTGTCTATGAGCGAGGATTGGCAGGCACTGATTTTGATAAAACCACATATAATTTTACAGTAAAGAATTGGTTCGTAGATGCGGCCATACATCCACTGGGCACTTTTATCAATGGTGAATTGATTGGCTTTGCCATGTTGGTGAATGATCGAGTGTTCTATAATAATCGACACAGAGTATCTGTGGATCTTGTTTATGTTTTGCCTGAATATAGATCGGCACAATACTATCAAGAGTTATTGGATTGTGTGTTTACCATGTGTTCACAAATGGGAGTTGAGGTTGTGAGAACTTCTGCTATCAATTATGTGTTGGATCACAATGAACAGCAGGGCATAATGTATAGAAATGGTTTTAAACAAACAGATGCAATTTGGGAGAGAGATGCAGGTTAGACGATTGATTCGAGAAGATCTACCGGCACTACTGGAGATGAATCAAAAACAAATAGAAGAGAGTCGATTTCCACATTTAAAAGTCAATGTGACCAAAATGCGTAATTGGTATCTTAATTTTATCAACAATCCTCGCAGTGCAGTATTTGTATTAATAGATGATGACAATCAATTGGCTGGTGCGGCCGCAGTAGGTTCAGATCAATTCTTTTGGAATTATCATACCTACGTGATGGATTATTTTTTTTACGTTTATCCAGAACATAGACAAGGATTAAATGCAAAATTATTGTATGATGCAATCTATCGTTGGGCTGTGGAAATCAAAGCCATTGAAATACAATTGAGTTATGCTTATGGAGATAATCCAGAACGATTGAATCGTTTTTATAGTTTTATGGGATATGAAAAAATAGGTGAGCACTATCTTAGGGAGGTGATATAATGGGTTGGGTTAAGAAACATATAGTAAAGCCAATAACAAACTTTGTCACTGGTATCATTAAAGGCATAACCAGTGTGTTCACAGGCAGTTTTGGGTTGGATTTTGACGCTCCGGATTACAGTGCCAATTCAGCTGAGAGTATCCAAGGTGTGTTGGTCAATAAAGATTCTGCCATTGCCGATATACCTGTGGTATATGGCACAAGACCAGTAGGTGGTATTAGAGCATTTGTCAGCACAGGATCGGGCAGTAATGAATATCTGTATGTGGCCTATGTGCTGTCAGAAGGACAGGTCAATGGTTACACAAAATTATTATTAGATGATAACGAAGTTACTGTGGGAAATTATTCACATGGTGTGAGATCATTTGCCACATCCGGCACTTATGCCACGGAATCAAGATTAGAGGTGCAATTCTTTGATGGCAGAGATGATCAGATCTCTTCCACTCTGTTGCAAGAGGCACCGGGTTGGACCACAGATCACAAATTAAGCGGATTGGCCTACATCGCTTGTAAATTTCGTTGGAAGAAGATTGAGAGCAATGATGATGCCAACAACAATCCCTATGGTGGTGGTGTGCCACGAATTGTGGTCACTGTGCAGGGTAAAAAGATATTCAATGCAGTCACACTAGGATCTACGGGATCTCCACACGATACTCTTTATGCCTCAGAAACTGTTGCATTCAGCAACAATCCTGTGAATGTATTATTAGATTATATGAGGAACAGTCGTTATGGTAAAGGATTAGAAAATGATTATTTTGATTGGGATAGTTTTAAAACAGCGGCCACTCTTTGTGATCAAGTGATCAGTTATACAGACAGCACCACAGGCAAGGCATTCACAGCAGATGCCGTGATTGATACAGGACAGAGTTTGATGGACAACGTAAAATTGATATTGACTTCTTTCCGAGGTATCATGCCTTATCAACAGGGCAAATATGTGTTAAAGATTGAACATGGTGGTGATGACACAGATATCACTGCCACACCTTCGGATCCGGCTGTGGTATTCACTGCCACTGATGATACCATGGTGGGAGGTATTTCTATCACTGGAGATTCCAAACAGACTCGTTGTAATCGAGCTCGCATAACCTACGTGGATCCATTCAGTGACTATCAACCCAATGAGGTTATATATCCCGAAGAAGGATCTGCAGATGACATCGCTTATCTTGCCGCAGATGGTGTGAGATTAGAAAAAAGCATAACATTGACCATGACAGCCAGTCGCGAACAGGCACTACAATATGCTCAGGTATTTGTAAAAAGAAGTCGTAATGCCAAACAGATTTCCATTGCTACCAACATGGCAGGATCTAACATGACAGTGGGTGATCTATTTAGAGTGATCAATACTCGATTGGGATTGGATGGCATTTTTCGTATCACAGATATTCGCATCAATGAAGAGAGCGATATTTTGGTAGGTGGTTTTGAACATCAACCTTCGGCCTATAGTGTCAATGCCAAAGATGCAGACATTGTGCGTCCCACGTTGAGCCTGCCCAATCCAGAATTGGTAGTGGCTCCCACCTCAGTCACAGTGGCTTCGGGTGCGGCACAAGATGTGTCTTATGGCACGGGATATGTGGCTTCAGATGCCACAATCAAGAGATTAAATGTAAATTGGACTGCTACCACAGATCCTTTTGTGAGAGATTACGTGATTGAATACAAGTTAAGCACAGATGCCACCTACACTGTTGCTGGGTTTACCACAAGAACACAATTTTACATCACACCAGTCACACTGGGATTGATCTACAACGTGCGAGTGGCCGCTCGTAATGAATTGAACAACAGAAGTGCCTTTGCCAGTGCATCACCACACACGGTAATTGCATAATGAATCCTCAAAAATTTTATAGTATCTTGGAAGATTTGGGAGAATTCCATTGTGTGCATGATCTAAGAAGAATTAGATTTCAAAAAAAAAAAATTCTAACCAAGAGCGAACGACACAGCGTGGGAGCCACTAGGGGTCATCATGGTGCTTGTTTCAATGGAAAATATCATCACTGTGATTTTAAGTTAAAGAAAAATATCGACAGAGTTGTGATCTATTATTGGAAACAGGTGGAGCGAGAAGGAGAACAGGTGCGAGTGCGAGGCGGCCATCCATTGAACACTGCTGGCAGAGGCAGACCCCCATCAAAAAAATCCTATTAAGAAACGAGCGAGCACGGAGAATTTCGCAATGACACGAAATAGGAATGCTCGCTCACTGTTATTTAAATGAAATTTTGGTAAAGGGTAGCAGGCTTAAAGGATCTTCATATGGCTATAACAGACTAGAAAACCTGCTACCACGAATATTTATCTCTGTATCTATTTTATTGTAAAAAAGTGAGTGTTATTTCCAACGGCTATTCACAGCATCTTGCAGTTCTGTCCAACAGGATTCTGCCACTGCTTGTGCGTAATCTTCATAGTGTCCTGCATAATGCCCTGCACCTTTGGAATCTGTGTAGAATCCTTCTCTGTTGCGTGTCCACCATCGTCTATCTTTATAAGAATGCACATCTCCGTAATCCACAGCACGTTTGATTGGAATGTAAATTTTGCGATCTTCTAGATAAACGTATTCTAATTCTTTTAGAGAAACAGTGGCACCTCGAAATTGTGCTCCATCCCAGTGATCCAACCATTCTGAATAGTTACGAGGATCTGTGTCACTCCACCACACAGCACAATGATATCGTAATGATCTCTCTCCTTTTAACACAGTGTCGTGCCGAGTAAGATACACATCTGGAGAATCTATAGTATAATATGGCATATGATTAAATTATAACAATACCACCGCAAAGAAGCAACCAGAATCGTTTTTGATCAGAAATAGTCCAAATAATAAAATAATAGAAAACTCAACATAATCAATATTAATAAGAAATCAATGTCCATGGATGTGAGAAATTTAATATTATCCATGGTGAGTATTTCTTATTAATATCCATCATGTGTGTTTCTTATTAACAACCATCTTTGCGATACCACTGCGATGGTGTGAGTGGTATTAAAGAATCTTTGCGATACCACTGCGATGGTGTTCGTAAAAAAGAGTGGCATTGTATATAAAAAAATTTTGGATATCCATGCACTTATAAAGATGGAGTTGAAGTCACACGACGGCTATACATAAAATCCAAAAAAATATATTAGATATTACGCATAGCCGTCTAAACAGTGTGGGTTGGCCACCCGACATCGGGCAACGCACACGATAAACTAGATTTTATGAGAAAACGAATGTATTGAAAACTCAACTCTACTATCTTGATTGCTCAAGGTAAGCGAGATTAATCCGCGGCTCCATACAGGAAGGATCAGTTTATTCAATCCGTCCCAAGGTGGGGTCATTAACCGTCATATTACAACCCACGTTATTATCCACTGTTAGAGACTTGGTGTTGTCTTTTTTCCTAAATTCTATTGCTTTATTTCTTGCCTGTCTTTGTAATTGTCTTTGTCTTTTACGAATTTGTTTTTGGCCTAATTTGGTAATGTCTCGAATGCCTATTTGTTTTTGCCATTGATCTATTAAATTTTTTTGCCTGTAATAAAGAGATTGTTGATGCCTGTTTTCTTCTATTTGTTTTAATGTTAGTCTCAAAGCCATAATCACAAATATATATGACTTAACCCAAAAAGAGCAACCTTTTTTGGGTTTAAAATAAATATTCATGTGCGGGACCTCAAACTGGCATAGTTTAATACACCCCGCATATCGGCTCCATCGTATCGTTCTCCCGCAAGTGGAACTTTATAAAGAACGGTGGAGCCACTCGAACTTATGGACCCATTGTATAGAATATTATTAGAACAGTTGCTGAAGGGCATTCAAGAGCGTAAAATTACCTATGGCACCGATCCTGTGATGATGGCCATACTAAAGGTTGCAGAAGACAGCATACAGGAAAAATTATTGAATGGATAAGATCAGCACCACTCAAAATTGGGATAGATTGATAGAACTTAGGCAGAGAGAATTCTACAGGGATTACAACAGGAAATATGGGCAAGATAATAGATCTAAACAGTTACCGAAACCAGCGACGCCAGCAACGACGAAGATTGGTTAAGTCAGCTGAGCAGGGCAGGAGATCTGCTGGTTTTGATTTCGGCATCAAGGCATTTCGCATCATGCAGGAAGAGATGGGACCAGACAGAGATCCTGGTGCTGTGTATTATGCACTGGCTAGACTGAGTCTATCAGCATTGAGAAAAAGCGGATTCACACATCAAGAAATACAACGCCTGATACAGGATATAGAATTATGATGTTTCGTAGATTGACCAGCACATGGCTGCCACAAAGACCACGCACAGGTCAGCTGTTGCAATCCTATACCGAAGAAGGAGCGGATCGTGGCATCCGTTATTGGAGTATCTCTCAATCTCATCCGCTGTGGCACTTGATAAAACCTTCGAGACGAGATAGATGGAGCATGAGCCTCATGACCATCAACACCTCTATACCACCACACACCGACTCAGAAGTTCGCACAGTGGTGAATTGTTATGGTGCCACTGCTGATGCTGTGACCCATTTTCACTCTCAACGACAACAAACTTTGACACAGCGACAGGTGCAGAATCAAACCACAGGACATCTGTATGACCCACGAGAATTGACTATCACAGCAGAATTCACAGCCAGAGCAGGAGAACATTGGATACTGGCTGTGGATCACATTCACAGTGTGACCACACGAATAGAGGCGGAAAGATGGGCCATATGCCTATCCACAGATCAACCCATCGAACAAGCAGAACAGGATTTGGTATAATGAATGCACTCTATCTAGCTTCATTGCAACGATTATTAGAGGTCATAGCAGAAGAACAAAAAAAAGACCCATCAGCGGATATGCAGATGATTTTGGATATTGCTCGCCGAACCATACAGGATCGTATTAACCTACACCCCCATCTGCCACAATGGAGAAAAGAATAATATGAAACGAATAGGCAGCTGGTATATGCCCACAGAAGAAAATACCATCCAGGCTGACATGATAGGGGATGACTATCAAAAGCAACAACAAACAGAATTTCTAAATATTGTATTACAGCATCACCCAGGAGGTGCGGCAGTGGATGTGGGAGCTCACATAGGATTGTGGAGTCGCCGTCTTGCAGAATGTTTTGATCATGTGTATGCTTATGAACCCATAAAAGAATTAGCAGAGTGTTATCGTCGAAATATGACAAAAAACAATTATCACCTACGAGAAATAGGATTGAGTGATCGAGCAGGCACACTGTCCATACTGTATGATGCCACAGCATCGGGCAATAGTCACATCAGCTCGGAGAACTTGGCACATTCACGCAGTATTCCTGTGGAAACGCTGGATCAGCAGACCTTGCCCACAGTGGCATATATCAAAATGGATGTGGAAGGTTGGGAATTGCCCATTCTAAAGGGAGCTCGAAATATTATGGAAAGAGATCATCCTTTCATCAGTGTGGAAGCCAAGAACACAGTGTTGCGGCGATATGGACAAAACAAACAGGATCTACATCAGTATTTGGCTTCTCAAGGATACAGGAGACTGCACAAAGTGGCCAACGATGTGCTGTATGGATATCATGGATAACTGTCCCTCTTGCTCATTACCAAATACCACCTTACAATGGCACGAGACTCACAAAGGCTTCGTGTGTTTGCCCTGTGCTGTAAATAGGAGAAGAGAACAAACCAGGATAGAACAACAATGGCAGAAAAACAATCCTGTTAAGTCCTTGAAATAGAACACTTTTTTCCAGATTGACGCATTTGCCAACTGTGTTATAATGAATGTATGAGCAACACAGGATTACGACCAAGAAACAGCAACGAACGTGAGATCATGCATCTATGCACACAGGCACATGATTGGCTGGCGGCAGATCTAAAAATTCACAGCAAGATGCAATTTGGCAGAACTGCCTATTGGGGAGACAACGCATTCCACGCAGGACTATGGATCAATCGCACCCATGAGAGTGTGTTGAACTTCAGGAACCTCTACGGAGCACCGCTATCGCGACTGCTGAGGATCATAGCACACGAGGCAAGACACGCAGTGCAACATCAACAGGGCTGGTTAAAAAAGAGTGACAGGGGCACGAGACAACTGGGCCGATGGGAAACAGGTGAATGGAAGGGCGTGTATTATTCAGGTGCTTATCGCGATGCACCGTGGGAACAGGATGCCAGAGCACACGAAAAGCCCTATGCAGACCGTATCATAGACAGCGGCATCATTCGCAAGGATCTATTAGACACTGTATTGAGTGGCAGCCAAACACAGGTGGTGATACTGAAAGATGAGACCATGGCGGAGATCACGAAACAACATGGCAGGGTGCACCTATACAAGGCCAGCCTACACACACAACAGCAACAGCACCGGAGAGATCAAGACTTTGAGAAGAGAGTCCTAGCAGAGGGATGGCATAAAAATAATAAAAATGGTAAGTGGTATCACAGCGACATACCAAATTATAAAGAAAAATTAAAAACCTTTAAAAAAATACACAAAGAATTAGGCACACAATACTGTGATCACAGCGTGGCATTCTTGACTGAAACAGAGTATAAGAACACTGCACCAGACGCAAGATTTTGGTCAGCACAGAGAAACAGGACATTCTACAAGAGCAGACCCATGCAAGACTCAGATCTTTTGTATTAAAAGCATAATCATTTGATAGACATTACTACAGGATTGAGCCCGTAAAGAAGGCGGTTTAAACGGTCAATAAGACCTTTATAAAGGTGGTAAAGAGTTTAAAGGTATAAAGTATAGCACTAGGAAATACACCCCTTGTGTCACTCTACTTCAAAACCACAACTTATCCTACCAAATCCCACCGTAGGCCACCGTAAACCCACTCTTGCCCCACCATTGTCTACCCAATTACTGCCAGGCGAGAGGCCCAAGAGCATCATACGGGGCAGAGCCCCAGGGCTAAGTCATTGATTTCAAACACTTTTCTACCCATTCCACCGTTCTACAATTACAAGTTGTTCAAACGGCCTTGAGGGTGGCCGTATAGAGGCCACACCGTTGGGGGTGGCGATTGTGGTTGACTGCTGTATAGTCGTGTTATAATAAGAGTATAACAAACAGGAGCAGGAGGCTCTCATGATGACACAAGATCAATTCTATAAACAGTGGCCCATAGAACGAGCCACCAAAGAGGGCAGACTGATAGCGGATCTCAGAGAGCAGGGTTTCTCGTGGGCACAGATTGACACAGTGTTCGCATCAATGACTTACCCTCAAACACCCTATGCTGGTCAGTGGAGACTGGCAGTGCCTGGATATCCATATGGTGATCAGTATTGTGGCCGGGTAGAGGCCGCGCGATGACACAGAGGATAGAGTTTCCGTCCGGAGAGCACTGGGATATAGAGTTATCCCCCGAATTGGTTGCACTGACGCAGAATCTATTATGGGATAGAGAGTATGGAGTCAGTGCCAACATCGACACTTTAAAGGATAGTATAAGAGAATACATTGTGGAGGCATTGCCAGAATCATTGCGCCATTCCACAGTGGAGGATTGGGACACAGTGATATTTCAATTGGAAGACACAGTGGCCGCGGCCCATCCCCTATAGGCCCCCTGTGGATCTCAGTGGGCCTTGGTGAGAAGGGTGGCTCATGGTGGCAGAGGCCCGGAGAAAGATTCTCCACAGTGGCCCATGGTGGTGAAAAGTTTTTTACTTTGGTAAAGGGTGCCCCCGTCCTTTTTGGTTTTACCATTCTGCATAGTGCTTGTAAAATTTTTATAATCTTTCCGGGGCTACCCAACCCCACCGTTTAAATTTTTCATCAAGCCCAACCACCGCAGAAACTTTACCAAACCAATTGACAGCCTGTGATACTGTGCTATAATTGTATTAAAAAGGAGAACACAATGATGAGAAACACACAAACAAGTCCGCTCTCAGAACGAGAAGCACAACAACAATTGAAAGCCATTCAATACCTCAACACAGGCTTAGAATTGTATGGAGCAGTGCTACGGGCACAGGGCTTCAGCACAGATCCTGATCACAATCACTTGATAAGAGGATTGCTTCACGCCCGCGAGGAGTTGGTCAATCACATAGGTCAGAGCATGGAGCCAAGGCTTGACAATTTGAGATACCCGTTCCAGGCAGGTGTCCTGCCCAACAAACAGGAGATATTGGCAGAGATATTCGCAGAAAAAACAGCAGACCCCGTGGTAAAATAATTTTAACGCAAAAGGAGACGCTATGAATCGACCCGAGACTGCTCAACAAAAATATTGTCGCCTCAACCCCGAAAAAGTTCGCGAACAACGCAGGCAGAGTAGCCTGCGATATTATCACCGCAGGAGAGCCATGGGCCTGGAAACCTCCCAAGATAGATATTATGAAAAGGTCACTAAAAAACACATGGCTTGGTATCGAGCACAACCATTGGAATATCGGAAAAAATTCACACAGCAGGGCCGGCCTCGCCAGACCCTGGGAGGAACATATTCCCCAGAGATACGGGCGTGGAATCCCGTTTATCACAGCATCAATCAGATAAAATCAGCGGTGCGATCAGGTGTCTTGGCCCACGATTCATTGCCCGCTCCATTGAGAGATCTTGTGCCAGATCCCCACCGGGTGCCCGATTTTCATCGGTTCAAGAAAAAATATGGAGAGACACTGGAGCAGATGGGCCAGAGATTGGGCATCTCCAGAGAGAGGGTGAGGCAAAGATTTGCCAGGTATGGCACCGCTGAGCCTGCGGCCATTGCAAAATTACAACAACAAGGGTCCAGTTTCCGTGTGGGTGCTAAAATATTGGTGCGAGCAGGTGTGTCCTCCATGGAGGAATTGGCCTCATGGCCCAATCACAAGATTTTGAACATACAGGGCATGAGCGTGAAAAAGTTAGCACAATTGAGGAAATTATATGCGGCACCGGCATTTGCCTGTGAGCCAGTGGTTGCTGCCGCGGGACTTCCCGCATCGCTTGGACAGCCATTGACACACATCAATTGCAAAGACATACACGAAAGTTTTTCTGGCTATGCGGCCGGAACCAAAGTGATTACTCTCTGTGATCGATTGGGAATCAAAAATTTACAAGACATCACAAAATATTCACCATGGCAATTGAGTAATGAAGTTGCCGTGGGCAAAAAAACCATTGACTTGATTACTCACGTTTTAAAACAGGCAGGTTATGATTGGCATTGAAATAAACTCTTGATCAGGGGCGGTTTTTTGTATATACTATAAATACTCGGATGAAGAAAATAAAAATTAAACGCACCGGAGGTCCGGCACCAGGCACGCCATCACCCTTGCGGGGTCGACCCTCACCACTGAGAGGCAGAACATTTCCCAAGCGATGGCATTCAGGTCCTGACCCAGATCATCACCGATTGTGGAGAGGATTTCTGCTGGCACGCAATCAAGCTCGTTATTGGAGACAGGCTTGGTCAGTGACATGGGAAGTCTACAGAGACACTCTGTTGCCACATATCCATAATCTAGGTCGCGGCAGAGATGCATACAATTTGGGTAGAAAAGACAGAACCCTGCCTTGGACCAATGACAATGTGATGGCTGTTCGCAGGAGTGATGTGGTCACGGCTCGCAAAGCCGGACACAGAACCTATCTACCACCACACGAGTTGGAGCGTAGACGAGAGGCCATGGAACAATACAAACTGCGAGGATACAAGGGCAAGAGATGGAGAAGATATGATGACAAGGACACAGACAATGACAAAAAATAAAAGAAAAGCACGCAGACCCGATCCAGTGGCCAATCCCTCAGCCAGGATCTACATCACAGGCATAGGACCCGAATTGCCATCATCTAGCAATCCAGGTTCTTTCTATCATGAGCTGTCAGTGGACATTGGTGAGTTGGGAAAATTGCAGGGCGGAAGAAGTTTCATAGACCCTGTGATGGACAACTGGGACACAGCACAATGGGGACACAGAGTGATGTTGCTACAGGATGGTTATACACTGGTGGGCACAGGAGTTACTCGACAGACTGCACGTGGAGATGAATATTTAGATGTGGATCATTTTGAACCCACAGACGTGTTGGATGCCGCGGGCCGAAGCATACTGAATGTATGAGGACCCATCAGCACCAATTGGTCACAGATCATCGCACATTGCCCACTGACATTTTAAATCATTTGGGCATAGAGAATCCCTACACTGTGGAGACTGTGTATGATCCTGATCATGGTTGGAGGATCGCAGTGGTCACAGCAGAAGGTAATCATCTGATCATTTGTGATGAAAAAGTCGGCACAGTGACCGTATATCGCTAAATATTGGCATACAAAATTTTGGAGAAATAAGTGCCCAATCGAGCCAAGCTAACCACACGAGGTATATCCACCAGCACAGTCAGCACAGACACACTGCCCAAAAGTGCGGCATTGACGAACAACGAGCTGGATAGTAATTTTTTAAATCTCAGAGATCAGTCATTCAGCATAGTGGGTGATGATTCTTCAGGCATAGATATCCGAGCAGGAGACACAATAAAACTCACAGGTTCGGGTGGTGCCACAGTCACAGCATCTGGCAGCACCATTACTATTTCAGCCAGCGGCAGTGGATCTAATACATTCAGCACCATAGCAGTGGCAGGTCAATCCAATGTGGTGGCAGATTCAACCACAGATACTCTCACACTGGCAGCTGGCACAGGCATAACATTGACCACTAATGCAACCACAGACACTGTGACTATTACATCTTCTGCATCTACAGGTGATTTGTCCATCGCAGGCACCACAATCTCAACCACAGGAACAACTATTGGTTTTCAAGGATCATCTGGTGGCACAACTGATCTTGTGTTTCGAGATATTGTCAGCTATGATAACACCTACCACAGTGGTATTGGACCCAGTGATTATATCACCACTGGAGGCATAATCAATGCAATTACGTGTGAAGGAGATTTATTATTAGGAGCAGGATATACCAATCAAGCAGGCACGGAAGACAGCACTAACACTATTGTATTAGATGCTAGAATTACAAGAATATATGGCAGTGACACCAAAGCCATATTGAACACAGCACAAGATAAAGATTTGGTATTGAGTTGTTTTCAACCCAACGATGTTGTCGATGACAGTTATCTATATCTATCCAATCAACCCATTATTACATTACACGGTCAGCCGCACACCACCACAGGCAGATATGGAGATATTGAATTAAAACCAGCAAGGAATCAAGATGATGGTTCTGCTTTAACTCCCGATGGTGCTGTAATATTAGATGAATTATATGTGAGACAATCAACTATATCAGCTGAAATATCAAATCAGTCTATTTCAATATTACCCAATGGCACAGGAAATATTATTTTAGATATACATACCTGGCCCAATACAGATGGATCCAATGGTCAAGTATTGACCACCAATGGTGCAGGTGTTCTCAGTTGGACCACTGTGAGTGGAGGAAGCGGCAGCACAGGTGATCTCGTGATCACAGGCACCACCATATCAGCAGGCACAACCAACGCAGACATTACATTATCATCTTCGGGCACAGGCAATCTAAATGTGGACATGGACACTGTGAGAATTGGAGATGCCAATGCCAATGCCACAATTACAACCAATGGCACAGGTGATTTAATTCTATCCACCAACGATACTCTTGCCAACACTGCCACAATTACCATCGGTGATACCACTGCAGGCAATATTGCTATCAAACCTGCACTGGGAGCCACAGTGGATACCACATTTGATCAGGGAAGAATTAAAGTGGGAATCAATGATTGGGATGCCACAATATTTTCCAAAGCCTCTGGAGCAGTGAGAAATAGATATCTCAATGCTGGATCTTTCAGTCACACAGGCACAAGGACCTATGATTTACCCACAGCCACCACAAGACATCTCAATGCCACATTTGGTTTAGGAACCACATTGGCAGGTGTGAGCAATTTAGGCAACACGAATACATCTTACAGAGCTCTACACTCAGAATCACATCTGGATCTTGCAGGCATCAGTGCCACCAATGCTGGTTTAGATTCATCAGTGGCCAACTATTCAGGGCAGGCAGTGGGATTTTCTGGACAGGCCTTTGTTAAAAATTTAACAGCTACCACAGCCACCAATCCTGAAACCACATCAATAACTGCATTCAATCAAATAGGTGATTCTACCAACGACCTGGGCAATATCACTGTGACCAACTCTGTGAATTACACAGGATACACCACTGTGCAGGCAGGCACAGGCAGAACTACCACAGTGACCAATGCCATAGGATTCGTTCACACAGGCACACGAGCCACAGGAGCAGGAACCAAAACTATAACGAATGAATATGCCTTTAGAGTGTTGGATAACTCACAGGCCACCAACAAATATGCTTTCTATGCTGACAACGATGCCTACATATCACGCATCGGCACACTGGAACGATATCTTGAAAAGATCAATGCACTAACATCCAGTTCCACCATCACAGTGGATTGCGATCTTGCACCAGTGCATACAGTAACACTGGGAGTAAACACTGATTTCTTCCTGACTAATTTAAGCACTGGACAAAGCATTACCATTATTATTACACAAGATGGCACAGGTTCAAGAACTGCCACATTCAGCACTGCCACTTCTGGTGCTGTGAAATTTGCAGGTGGCTCTAAAACACTCAGCACTGCTGCCAGTTCTATTGACGTGGTAACCATATTCAACGATGGCACTAATTACATTGGAACTCTATCGAAAGCATTTGCATAACATTATGTTTAATAATCGAACAAATCAATTAAATAACACAAAGGAAACTATTAAATGACCACTTGGCCCACAACCAAAGCAACAACCACATATTTAGATCAAGGCACAGATTCGCCGCGATTAGCAAGACCGGAATTGAAACAAAACGTGGATAATGTCAATGACATTATCGATATGTTCAATATATCCAGTCCTACTAATAACCAAATTTTAAAATACAGCACTGCCGCAGGAAGATTTGAATTAGCCACAGATACATCCACTGGTATAACTTTAGTGGGAGATGACTCTACAGGCACCCTGATATCCGATGGTGAAACAATTAAGATAGCAGGCACGCAGAACATAACCACTGCTGTTAGTGGTGACACGTTGACGATTACTGGACCAAATTTAACTTCTTATATCACTACCTCGAGCACTAACACTCTAACAAATAAATCAATTGCATTGTCAACAAATACCATCACAGGAACAACTGCACAATTTAACACAGCATTGAGTGATGGAGATTTTGCCACATTGGCAGGAACAGAAACATTGACAAATAAAACATTAACATCTCCAGTGATATCTACAATTAGTAATACAGGAACAGTGACATTGCCCACTGCCACTGACACATTGGTGGGTAAAGCAACCACCGACACTTTAACAAATAAAACAATTAATTTAACTTCTAATACATTATCTGGAACCACTGCACAATTTAACACAGCATTAAGTGATGGAGATTTTGCCACATTGGCAGGCACAGAAACATTGACCAACAAGACTTTGACCAGTCCTGTGATTTCACAGATAGTTTCTGTCAGCAACGGCAACATCACAGTGGAACCCAATGGCACAGGCAAGGCCATCATGGGTCCTGCTTTCACCGCTACCAATTTCCCTTACACCATCTACAACTCATCTAACTCTATACCACAATGGGATTCTGCTTCTTACAAAGGCAATCAAATGGTATATTCCAATCTATCTGTGGCAGATATCACCACATTTGATGGTAGATACACCAATAACTCAAGAACCACATATGTTAAAGCAGATTCTTCTGCAACCACATACAACAACACCAACTGGAGGATCAGCAATCAAGACCAGAGCATATTTGATCTCAATGGTGCCACATTTGGATCCACCGCTACAGGCACACGAGCGACATCTTTAAGGGGGAGTTCTGCTATCACTGTATTAACCAATTCAGGGGGTGGAACCAAGACTGGTCCTAACTTAGTTGGTGCTAATGCTTTTATTCAAGTGGATGAAAATCACGGTGGCACACTCACAGTAACCAATGCTATGGCTGTTAGATCCAATATGAATGTGAGAGGTAACTCCACTGACACCACAACCATTACCAATGGTTATAATTTCATATCAGACACCAACGGTGGTGGTGGTTCCTCAGGTGTGGCAGGAACCAATTACAAGATCACCAATGCCTATGCTTTTGCAGACATACCTTCTACAGTTAGCAATTTAGAAACTACGCACTATGGATACTATATGGCAAGTGGATCAGGTGCTGGAACGAAATATTTCCTTTACACGGCAGATGACACCTATCAATCAAGATTGGGAACCATTGAGAGATACAGAGAAAAACAAAATGCATTAACTTCCAGTTCAACTATAACTGTGGACGCTGACCTTGCACCTGTGCATACAGTGACTCTAGGCATCAACACGCAGTTTGGTATTGCCAATCTTGCCACAGGCGAAACAGTGACTCTAATCATTAGACAGGATGCCACAGGATCAAGAACTGCCACATTCACATCAGACACCAGCACAGCGGTTAAATTTGCAGGTGGTGTGTCCACATTGAGCACAACGGCCAGCGCCATTGATGTGGTCAGCATCTACAACGACGGAACTAATCTTTTGGGCAACATTGCCAAGGCCTACGCATAGGGAGATATAAAAATGCCATTGGGATTTGCAAAATCGATTTTGACAGCATCATCGTCAGCGGCTAATACGGCCTATGCTTTCCATGGTCCCAACTATTCAGCGGCAAATACCTCTCAAGCCAGTTTTAACGTCACAATGACAAATAGATTTGCTGACACGTCAACTTTAAGTATTGTATATTGGTTTAGACTTGCGGCGGCTGCAGAAGTAGAATCCGGAGATGAATCATGTATGATGACTTATTATGATTCTGCCGATTCTGGTGGAGGACAACTTAGAATAAACTACTCTTCTGGTGGAGCATCTTACATACAGATGAATTTATACAATGGGTCTACCAATCTTGTTATGCGAAGTCGTGCTGTGGGAAATTATGATACATCAGCAGAATTTTTAAGCAATTTATTCAATGGAAAATGGCATTGTCTAATGGCTGCTATCGATATGACCACTGGTGCCAATAGAAAAATGTATATCGATGGTGTGGATGTCACATCAGGAGAGAACAACAACTCAGCCATGTCAACCACCACTGATGCTACCAAACCTAAATTGAATGATGTGAGATATACCATATTAAGATACAACCCTAATGGCAGTTTTAACAGCAGTGCCTACAGTGCTACTCAAGAATTTTGTGGAGATACCGGACCTATTTGGGTCTATGACAGCTATTTAGATTTTACATCTTCCACAGTGAGAGGTTATTTTTTTAATGTTGCCAACACAGATGGTTTTGTAAGTGGAGGCAGCAACGGAACCAGTGGAGGAGCCACTCAACCAAAATTATATCTTTATCACAACGGCACCACTCTAGTAAATGGAGGATCATTGAACAACACTGTCAATACTGCAACCATTAACAGTGGCACAATATCCGTGATATCAAACACCCAAGGACCAGGATCTGGTCATACAAGGACATAAAATATGTGGAGAATACATTGGAAATTTGAAGAATATTACACTTTTGATACTCAACAAGAATTAATTGATTGGGTTAATCTTACTGCTGGTGTGGATAAATGGAGAAATTATCCTTTTAAAATAGAAGAACAAATTGGTGGAGAATGGACTGCACCATCAGTTCCAACTCGTTTTTAAAATCAAATAACCTATTATATCCTATATTGAATATATTGTATAAATAAAACAGTTAATTAACAAGGAGACAACAATGTCTGACGCGGCATCGAATTATTTAGAAAACAAATTATTAGACCATACCTTAAGATATTCAACAGCACCTTACACAGGTTCCAATACAGTTTATTGTGCTCTATTTTCAGGCACAGCAGCCACAGTTAAAACAGCTCTAGAATCAGGCACATCGTCTGCCACTGCTGGTAACTGGGGATATTATGAGATTAACAATGGAACCTATTCAAGACAGTCTATTACTTTTGGCAATGCGGCATCATCTGGATCTATATCCAACACAGCCACAGTGACATTTCCAGTTGCCACTGCTGATTACAACAACACAGCCACTTCTGGCAGCACAGTGACCTGTCTTGCAATCATGGATGCATCAACTGGTGGAAACTGTCTTTTCTATGGTGAACTTACTGTATCTAAGCAGGTTAGTTCCGGTGACCAATTCACAATCTCATCATCTAATTTAACTGTCCAATTAGCATAAGGAGAAATCCTTATGAGCACAGTTAAGCAAGAGGTTCTCACAGTTACAGAACCTTTTTATGTTTCTACATATGGAAATCTTGATCTTACAGAGATTAATGATTCTTTAACCAGCGATGGATATGAAAAAAGTAGTGCTCCTCGAGAAACAATTTACCAACAAAATAAAAATAGATTAGGAGGACAATCACCATCTTGGTATGGTCCATTTTCTAATAAAACAAATATACTAGCATCTTCATCAACTGGAATACCTTCATCACAATGTAAAGCCACGGTTACTGGAAGATATAAAATAATTGCTTATGCTTTTTCTGGGGGTCAAAATACTAATTTTCCTCATTTTTTACCTATACAAATAACTTATTATAATGGCAATAATTCAGCAACAACATTAAATGAAACAATACAAATTACAACATATACTATTAACGGTAGAGAACCAATTGATAGAACATTATTTCCATTATATGGATCATATTATTATTCTCCATCTTATGCCACCGGTGGAAATAGTATACCTGAGGTTACGTTTACATCTTCCGGAAGTAACACATCTTTAGGATCAACCAATCAACATCAATATATTAAATTTGAAATATTAGCTAGTAGGCCTACCACAAGTTATCCTGGAGGAACAGGTGGTTTTAATAATCCTACATTTTCTGAACCAGATGGTTGGCAAGGAACAACTTTGGTATGTAAAGGAATTACACATCCTACAGATAGTAATGCCGATAAACCTTTTTTTGTAGGGTCAATTACTAGAATTTGGGAAGGAAACAAATATATCATTGATGGAACAAATGGAGATACACCGCCTACAATACAAAATAATTTTATTTTAACAGCTAATGCTAAAATGAAAACTGATGTTTTTGGTCAAGCACCATTAATTATAAATGCATCTATTCAAGAACAAAGTCAATCAGTAATTACAGGAGTTCAATCGTCTATAGAAGGTAATTTTTCTTTATCTGCTTCAGCTAATTTAATATATCATCCAGAATTTACATTAAACACACAAATTGATTTGTTAGCCACAACATATAGATTTTTATATTCATCTCCATTATCTTTGGAATTGGATTATTCTTTATCTTCTACAGGAGGTAGAATTAGAAGGTTACCAGCTGAGTTAATTCTATCTGCTGACACTGTTTCTACACAAACAGCCGGATTAATCTATGACATTTCTGTGGATTACACTTGGGATGATTTTGCTATCGATGGAAAATTTAAAGATAATTTATTGGATGGAGGAATACAATACACCTGGGATGGTGTGGATTATTATAGTTGGGGAACGTGGCCCAATGACAATTGGGATCAAACTGATATCAGTTGGGATGAATGGCCCAGCGATACTTGGAATGGATCAGAAAGAATTGTCACAGAATTTAATACACAAAATACTGGTAATGCCAAAAGAGGAGGTATTGGTAGTCTATTATCAACCACTTCTCTGTCAGAAAATGCAGCCAAATTAAAAACAGGAGCATCCACATTAACTTCAGACTTCTCGTGCGATGGCTCACCTTCTGGAAAAATGGGCGGCACCAGCACCATGATATCAGACTTTATTGTGAATTCTTTTGCCAACTATATCATCAACAATGCTCAAAATATCGATGGTGCTTTCAATGCCACACTGTTGGCCAATTACATTGCCAAATTTGTATGGAGTTCAAGAAGTGATTTCAATTTAAATGTTACACCTACATTCAAACCCAGTGGTGTCACCAACGCACAATGTATCGCTGTGGTGAATGCACTGGCCAATGCCAAATATGGTCCATCCAAAACATTGGAAGGTGCATTTGATCCCGAATTCACAGCAAGATTGTTCTTTACCACTGATCCTTATCAAATATACAAAGTTTTACAAGAAACTAGACAGATATTTGTGGATGCAGAATCACGTGGTATAGAAATAGCCGAGGAGATTAGATTAAATAGCATACCGGCAGAAGACAGAGACTATTTGGTGCCGCAAGAAACAAGGAGTATTACGTTAAGGATACCACCTATGGTAGATAGAACCACAACACCTAAAGTGAGAAGAGAATAATGTCAAATTTAACAGGATTTCAAAGAGACAACGCAGGATTATACATTGTGAAAGATCCACAAGCCAATGTTCAATATGGATTGGATTGGTCGGATTGGCTACAGACAGGACACACTATCAGTTCAGCAGTGGTAACCATTCAAACTATATCTGGTGATGCAAGTCCTCTAGCACACCCAACCAATTCTGCCACGGACGTGGTAGTGACCACACCTGTGGTGAACATAAGATTAAAAAATGGCACAGTGGGCAACATCTACAACATAAGATGCAAGATCACCACCAGCTATGGTGATGTGGATGCTCGACATTTCCGTATCGTGGTCAAAGACAAGGTATTATAATGGCACAGATAGAAAAACGATCATACAAACTGGATGTGGATATAATTGGCAAACTAGCCTCTATCATGTGTTCTTATGAAGAGATTGCAATGGTAATGAATACCTCTGCAGACAATTTAAGAAAAAGATACAAAGACATTATTGAAAAAGGTCGAGCAGAAGGCAAAAAATCACTGCGTAGAAAACAAATGGAAGTGGCTATTGAAAAAGGCGATGTTCGTATGTTAATATTCTTAGGAAAAAATTATCTTGATCAAAAAGATACACCCACTGATATTGAAAGTCAAGATCCTTTGCCTTGGCCTAATGAATAGATATGAAATTATCAGATCCGCAACAACAAGTAGCCAACGATCCAGCTAGATTTAAAGTGGCGGTGTGCGGACGAAGATTTGGCAAAACCACACTTGCAATTAGAGAAATCTGTTATGAAGCAAGGAACCCCAATAGATTATGTTGGTTGGTGATGCCTTCCTATAGACAAGCAAAACAGATTGCTTGGGTGCAAATTAAAAAAATATTACAAGATCTAAGATGGATCAAAAGAATCAATGAAGCTGAATTAACTTTATTTCTTAAAAATGGTTCAAGGATCTGTCTTCGAGGAGCAGATAATGCAGATTCATTGCGAGGTGTAGGTTTAAATTATCTTGTGATGGATGAATGTGCAGATATTGATGAGCAGGCTTGGACAGCAATTCTAAGACCCACTCTATCAGATACCAAAGGCAAAGCACTGTTCTGTGGCACACCTAAAGGTATGAATTGGTTCTATGACCTATATCAACAGGGACAGAATACAACTAATCTAGATTGGAAAAGTTGGCAGTTTACCACTTTACAGGGCGGTTGGGTAGATGCACAAGAGATTGAACAAGCAAGAAAAGATTTAGATGCTAAAACATTCCGACAAGAGTATGAAGCTACTTGGGAAACCTATTCCGGCATAGTGTATTATGGATTCAACGTGCAAGACAATGTTAAGAACTTTGTGGTTCCAGAAGATATCACCACATATCATATTGGCATAGATTTTAACTTAGATCCTATGTCTGCCATTGTTTCTTATATTAAAAATGATATTTTATATATCTTTGATGAGATACAGATTTGGAGTTCCAACACAGATGAATTAGCAGAAGAGATTCACAACAGATATCACAATAAAAAGATCTTTGCTTATCCAGATCCATCAGCAAGAGCAAGAAGAACCAGTTCAGCAAGAAGGACTGACGCAAATATATTACAAAATGCTGGCTTTCTTACCAAGATGCCCACTCGACACATGAGCATCAGAGACAGGATTAATTCAGTTAATTCTAAACTGTGTAATGCATCAGGTTTAAGAGGAGTAATTATTAATCCTAAGTGTAAAAATCTAATAAGTAGTTTATCAAAACAGACCTACAAGGAGGGCACAGTGTTACCAGACAAGACTCAAGGATTTGACCACATGAATGATGCCCTAGGTTACATGATCAGTTTCTTATACCCAATCGTGAAAATAGTAGAGCATGAAGCACCACAAAGATACACAGTGCAAACAGGAGTAAACAATGGCAGAATTTAGTTCAGTAAACACCGGCAAAGAATTGGGCGGTTTTAATGCTCTAGGATTACCCACTCATCCGGAATATCAAAATTATGTGAGACGTTGGGAATTCCTAATAAGAAGTTATTTAGGTGGGGTAGAATATAGATTTGGCAATTATCTAACAAAATATATAATGGAAAGTTCTGGAGAATACATCTCTAGATTATCACAGACACCATTGGACAACCATTGTAAATCAGTGGTGCATATTTTTAACAGTTTTTTATTTAGAACTGAACCAGATAGAGATTTTGGTTCTATGGAAGGAATGCCAGAGTTAGAAGCATTCTTAAAAGATGCAGACCTTGAGGGCAGAACGTGGGATTCATTCATGAAAGACGTGAATATTTTAAGTTCTGTTTATGGTCATGTGATCTGTCTTGTGGATAAATCAGATGTCAATGTAGGCACTCGCGCCGAGGAACTTGAACAAGGTTTACGCCCCTATGTTTCAATCTATACACCCGACAACATTTTAGATTGGTCATTCACAAGATTACCAAGTGGTCTATACGAGTGCAGTTATGTAAAACTGTTAGAAAGAGAAATAAGAGCAGACAATGTCAACATCCAATTTTATGTGAGAACTATTACAAAAGATTCTATCACAATTGAATCTTATGAACCCAATAAGAAAAATGCTTTAAAAGTTGTAGAAGTTAAACCTAACAATATAGGCAAGGTGCCTGTGGTTTGGGTTTATGCACAGAGATCTCCCACCAGAGGAATTGGTGTGTCAGACATTGGAGATATTGCAGATATGCAAAATGGTATCTACAATGAGTTATCGGAAATTGAACAAACAATACGACTGTCAGGACATCCTTCTCTTGTAAAAACAATCGAGACCCAAGCATCAGCAGGAGCAGGTGCCATAATCAATATGCCTAATGATCTTGATCCAGGTCTAAGACCATCACTATTACAACCATCAGGTCAAAGCATAGATGCAATATTAAACTCAGTTAAAAGTAAAATTGAAGCCATTGATAGAATGGCATTTTTAGGATCTATGCGAGCAATAGAAACACGAGCGATGTCTGGTGTGGCTCTACAAACTGAAATGCTTCAATTAGATGTAAAATTAAATGAAAAAGCAAGAAACTTAGAATTGGCAGAAGAACAAATTTGGAGATTATTTGCTCGTTGGATGAACATGACATTTGATGGAGAGATTGAATATCCTTCACAGTTCCAAGTGAGAGATAGAAATTTTGAAATGGATTTATTAAAAAAAGCCGCTGATTCAAATCCGGCAGATCCAAGAGTTAAAGCCGCAATTGATATGAAAATATTAGATATGTTGGATCTTGATGAAGATGATATGGCAGCGATGAATGCCACTCCAAATCAAACACAGATACAAAATCAATTAATGACTGGTGACAGCAATGAAGAAATACAGTCTAATATTCCAGGAACAACAGAACAAGATATAGTGGATGCGGCTGCGGCTGCGGCTAGAGAGAATTAAAATGCCAGTTCATAAAACCAAGGGTGGATACAAATGGGGCAGTTCTGGCAAGACTTATAGAACTAAAAAAGAAGCATTAAAACAAGCCCGTGCAATCTACGCATCAGGGTATAAAAAAAAGTAATGGAACCAAAATTGGTGCACAAGCACCTTTTGATTCGTGCTCTAGTTGATCAGGCTCCTGACAAAGACTTTGATTTAGATTCAGCACTATTAGATCTTGTAACCAGAATTGATATGAAAATATTGGCAGGTCCTTTCACTGCCTATTGTCCCAACGAAGGCAATGAGGGTTGGTCAGGCACTTGTATCATAGAAACATCACATATTGCAATACATTGTTGGAATGAACCCCGGCCCAATGTGATCCAATTGGATGTGTATTCTTGCAAAGATTTTGATATCAATGAAATCACAGATTGGTTAAATCAAAATTTTGGTATTATGATGATGGATTACAAGTTTTTAGATCGAGAGAACGGTTTCGAATATATACTGTAATGGTAGTAAGGAGAATGTATAGGTTGCCGGTTGAATCCAGCAGGCATCTACAGATACAACAATTATACAATGAATACATTCTGCACTTCAACAAGTGCATGGCAGATCCCAGCCGGTTACACGCACAGAGGGCAAGGAAGGCATTGATAAAATTAAAAAAAGTGGCCGGAGCTAGAGCAATAGAATTACTCGAGTTATATGCTCCCACAAAGAATGTGGGTAAAGAGCCAGTGAATATGGATTATAAAAAGAAAAACCCTAATGTATCTTAATGCTAACATACCACTGATAGAATGTTATGTGAGAGGCAATTATCTAAGAGATCAAAGAGACAGTCATAATTTATATTTTAAGTGTGTGGTGTTTGGTGTGTGTTCAATACCCAAACAATCACCACTATTTCATTTCATGATGGAGGATGGTGGTGTGTGGTGGAGAGCACCTGTATCAGCATTCTGCAAAAATAAAGACACAGAAGAGATGCCATTAACAGAATTAGTTCTATGGGATAGTTTTAGTTATAATGTTGCTGTGACTACTTTTCATCAATTGGCAGGAGCAAAGATGCAATTCATTAGCAGAAGTAAAAAAACATTACAAGGCAAATATCTATTCACACTGGATTGGACAGAAGGTGATTACAATGAATTAAATTATGGTTATGCTGGCAAACCAGATCAACACAAATGCGGTCATGTCATAGAATTAGATTCAGGCAATTATGCCATACAGCCCAATAATAGATTAAAAGTATTTGATTCAAACATGGGCACAGATCTTAATCAACCTCCCTTAATAAACAGATTGGTCAATACTCATAATTGGAGTGTAGAAACTGAACCCAAATGGATCACCACAGAACGAGAGCAAGGTTCTTTTGACTATGATTACAAGGACACAGAAAAAAAGTAAATAGAGTATGAATCGTTTTGAACGCACTCTCCTTAAAAGAATAGATGCAATTACTAAAAAATCCATACTGCTTCAACGACAAATAGCCAAAAACAAAAAACGAAGACTCTGCATTGAGAACATCATGCTGTGGATCAAACTGATCACTGTGGTTGGATCCCTATTATTGGTGATGTGGAGCATCAGCACGTCTTTTTTCAACATACGATAATCACTGCTAAATAGTTGTATCGAGGGGCCTATCCTACCCTTGTAAACAACAAATGGAGGACTACGATGAGTCAAACGACATCGCAAGCCACTACTGAAGGTGTTCTTGAGGCACCCAAGGAAGGCTCTAAAAATACGGCTCAAGAAGCTGAATCAACCAGAGTCTACACACAAGCGGAATTGGATGCTATTGCGGCAGAAGTTAGAAGAAAAGCAGAAGCCAAGATTGCAAAAAAATACGAAAATGTAGATGTTGAGCATTATCGATCGCTGACGCAGAAAGAGGAAGAACTCCGAATTCAGCAAGCGAAAGAAAAGGGTGAGTTTGAAAAGATCCTGAAGGAACAAGCTGAAAAAGCTAGCCAGAAGATCTCTACTTTAACTCAGGAACTGACTAAAATCAAGGTGGATGGCACATTGTTAAATGCGGCATCAACTAAGAAAGCTATCAATCCAGATCAAGTTGTAAGACTTGTTCGAGATCAAGTTAGAATGTCAGAAGCCGGTGAAGTTGAAGTGTTAGATCCCAAAACAGGACGAACAAGATACACCGAAAGTGGTGACCCTATGTCGATAGATGGATTGGTTTCAACATTCTTGAAAGAAAATCCTCATTTCGTCACAGCGGGACCATCGGGTGGTGGATCTCAATCAAACACATCTAATAGTGCAAAGGCAACTGAAGTTGATTTAGCCAAGTTGGATCTTAACGATCCTAAACAACGAGCTTTATACAAGGAATTGAGAGCGAAGAAATATCCTCGCATCAACGTATAAGGACGCTAACCAACAATAGGAGTTTTGTATCATGGCAAGTCCAGAATTACAAACAGCAGACACGGCTCTCTTGACGAATATTCTTCAAGAAGCAATGTTTACACAACAAGAAAAGTCAATCGCAGGCAGTTTATTCACTGTCTATGACATGACATCAATACCAGGATTAACTGCACAAATTCCAGTTTATCCTTCTATCTCTGCATCAGCACCAGGTCAAACAGATGACCTATCTGACACAGCGGTAGCATTATCAACAATCACTATTGCCGCATCAGAAATCGGTTCTAGAGTTGACGTATCAGACCTTTTAGCAGAATCTACTGCTAGAAACATGGGATCTGATGTGGGACAATTACTAGGATCTGCTATCGGTGAGAAAATAGACGTAGATGCTTTTGGAGTTTTCACTGAAGCCCTTATCACAACTAACGTGGTAGGAACCAGCACAGGTGAGATTACCCCAGACACTATCCTTCAAGCTGTTTACAAACTTAGAAATGTAAACGCTCCAACTGATGTATCAGGAGATTACTTCTGTGTGTTACATCCAGGACAAGCGTATAACATTGCTAAAGTTTTAACACAAGCAGGATATGCGGCTTCTGCCGCTCCACACGTATCAGACGTAGGTAATTCATTATTATCTTCATCTGCATATGTGGGAAGATTGTTCAACGTGAAAATATTCCAATCAACAGCAATCGCGGCTGACTCAGCTAACGGTGCTTTTGGTGCAGTATTTTCTCCAATGGCAGTCGCTCACGTGTTGAAAAGACCTTTGAGATTAGAAACTCAAAGAGACGCTTCAAAACGTTCTACAGAATATGTTGCAACCACTGCAAGAGGAAATGGGATTTTAAAAGAATCTTATGCTTGTCTTGTAAGAGGCGACAAATTAATTAACTAATAACTGATTTTATTAGTTTGACTACGAGAGAGGCCCTTAACTGGGCCTTTCTTGTTTAAACACAATGACTCACTGCCTGGTTTGGTTCAATGGACCTTCCGCTCTAAATTTACACAATGTTATACCACCACAATCACAAGAGATAGGTTGCAATTATATCCGCCACTATCGACCTGTCCATCGAGTGGTGGTGTTTGATAGATCCTTAAGATCTTCCATAGCAATAGAACCTGATGTAGAATACTATGGTTGCAATGGACAGAGGGATTTACCCACATGGCAGGAAGTGCATTATAGCACACTGGATCAACCTCATAACAGCGGATTATTAGCAGTGAGATTGGCAATGAATTTACAATTTTCCACAATCTATATACTGGGCTGTGACTGGGGTCTTAATAATCACAGTATATTTGATGCACAGTATAAAAAGACTGAACTTATAAACAAAATGACCAATTCCTCCAAGCAATTATTGGAGAGGTGGGGCAGACAACATGACATAGTTTTGGTGGGAGATAATCCAGCTGGTATTCGCATTCACAATATCACCACCAATC